GTCTCGCTGCGAGTCCCTGTCTCTGATACCCATTGTGCAGCGGCAGTGCCGGTGCGGGTTGGGACTTGAACGCTACGGGCTGATGTCTGCCGGATACGAGCCGCCGAACGAATCGGCGAAATTTCCGTAACCTTTTTAACAATCTCAGCGACGTACTCAGGCGGGGCAAGGTATCCGCCACCGGCATCATTCGATACGGTGAGGACTTTTACCTCAAACTCATCAAGGGCCTCTTTGCCTTTGCGGAGATAAGTGTCATATGCCGCTAAACGCTCATCGACCGCCTTAGACTCAAGGCCGACCTCTGGGCGCTTCAACGTGGTTTCAAATTCGTCAATACGATCATTGACCTTCTCGCTGGCGAGTGCCTGCTTGGTGAGTTGCTGGTTAATATCTTCCAGCGAGTCGAGAGACTTCTCAATGCGCTCTAGTTTTTCGTCAACTAGAGGATCGGAAGCACCCTTCTTCTCAATATCGGCAAGCCGCTCATCATTGGTGGTCTTGAACTCTTCAAAAGCCTTTCCAATCGACTCGACAGCTTCCCGAACTTCTGTATGATCGGACATTATGCCCTCCTTAATCAGAAGATGTGGGTTGAATGATGCTTGCGAGATTACCCAGAAGGGATACAACCTCAGAGTCACTTTCACCAGCGTCCCGCTGTTTTGTGAGCGTGTGAATGATTGCTTTCGCACAAGCCTTGGATTCTGAATGGCTTAGGCTCGCTTCATCCCGAAAGAACCGTTCCCATTCGCGAATAGTCCAATCTTCGCCCTTCACCGCCGAAACCCTAGCCTTGGGATTCATTGGGAAAGTGACCAGACTAATTTCTAGCAGATCGACCTCTTTCAGCATCCGACGCCTACGGCGGCTGTCATACTCTTGCTTGTTTGGGTCTGCTTTGTATCCAATAGACAGGCCATCTAACGCGCCCATCTTCATAAGCTCATAGGCATCCTTGCCCATTTGAGTGCCTAGCGCCAAGCGGCCCTGAACTGCCAGCCCGTCGCCGTCCTCTGAAATTTTATCAAACACGCCAATCGGCATATCTTGTTTATGCTGCCAAAGGAGCTTCACCTCTTTCGGCTTACGCCTGCGCAGAGACTTCGCAAAAGCCCCCGCCTCAACTACATCATTGCCTAAGTCTTTATTACCAAAGATTGAGCCATACCCAGAGAAGCGTCCTTTTTCTTCTTCATCATCATCGTCTTCATAGGCTTTCAAATCAAAATGAAGGAACTTGGTATCGAACTCCTCCACAGCTTCTTCTTCGTTCATTGACTCAACAGCCTCTGACATTTTTGAACCCTCTTGATAGCTGGACAGGCATACTGCCGCTCTTTGACCCCGGTTGGGGAACTCTGATGCCATCTTATCATCTCCCATACAGCGGCCCATGAAATCGTCTTGGCCCTCGCCAGGGGATGGCTTCAAAATCGGCATGAACAAAACCCTTCGACTTCGCAGTCTACCATCACGGCATACCGTGTCAACTGTCTAAAAACTATAGGCCTAAAAACTGCAAAAGGTATTTTTTTATAGGTGTATTTTATACTTGACACTGTGTCCTGGGTTTTGTATATTGTGAGGGTAGCAACAAAACACAGGAGATAGCTATGCAGTTCCAAGCTAAAGAGTTTCACACACAAGGCCAGTGCCATTACTACAACGGCAAGTTCGTGGCTCGCACTAAGTACGGCGGATGGGGCGCATTCAAAAAATTCCTCATCAAGAACTTCACCCCATCTGAATACTTTGCTCAGATTGAGGCGGGACATGCTCCCCTTCACATATTAAACGCTAAAGGCTACATCTCCCCGAACATGGCCAAGGCCCTAGCGAGGGAGCAAGGCTAGCATGGAGATAGAAATTATAGAGTCCCGGTTCATAGCCGGGACTTCTCTCCAAGGCACGATATGCGCGACGTATGATGACCTCGCGTTTTGCCTTGGTGATCCCCGCACTGAAGGTCTGGATAATTCAACCGCCGAATGGAATATGCAGATTCGCACCGATGACGGCGACTACCATACCGTGACGCTCTATGATTGGGGCCAGTACACAACCCCAACCAAAGCCCATCATTGGAGTGTCGGCGCATTCGACATGGATGGCTTCAACGCCTTGTTTGACTTTCTTGATCGTAATGGTGCGCTTGGGTTCGATGTAACATTGGGAAACAATAGGCTGGATCACAGAGGGGGGGAGTGATGAGCAAATCCAGCGAAAGCTTGAAACTTAAACTTAGAGTGATCGACATGCTAATGGCTGAAGCCAAGCAAGAACTCGCGGCCAAACAGAGAGAACGTGATGTTCTTATACAGGAACGTGATCTACTCAAGCGAGCATGCGACAACGTAGAATACGCCATCAAAAACAGGCTACCCGTCCCTGAAGCGGATATGAAGCGGATACAAGCTGAGCTTGAAGCGCATCACAGGGTTTTGAAGCACACCCCTCAAGACGTGAGGCAAAGTAGATGGAAGGAGAATATGGAAGCATCGAGGCTCCGTGAGCAAGAACGAAGCAAGGAGGATCGACTGTATATTATTGCTACAGATGATGAATCTTTGCCGGAACAAAAGACAAGGATGATAAATACCTCTCGGCCTCAATACATCAAGAGGGCGCTCAAAGAATCCCCCGTGAAGACTAAAGTGGTCTGGACCACGTCCACGTTTCTTCTCGGCAAGGGCTTGAATGCTCAAGATATGCGTAAATCTTGCTATTGGAACTTTACAAAAAAAAGCCGCTCTCCCGGCCCTGGCTGGTCAGATCGCACCGCTAGATGGATAAATACCCCGCCGGAGAACGTAATAGATTATATCCGGCGACATTGCGAAGAACACGACCGCAGGCTCCAACGCTGGGGGATGGACAGGCGTCGCGAGATATTGGTATAATCACCGCATACCTCCTTGGCAGGCCACCATCTCCCCGGTTTGCCTTGATTTCCAACCCAACTAGCCCCGTCTTGTGCGGGGCATTTTTTTTGCTGGGCCGTTGACGAGAAAACGGCGGCACATGGTAAAATAACGTAGACACACAGCACAGGAGAACGAACATGCGAGTCTGTTTTATAACCACTATCTCAGTTGAAAACGCCCCAGAGAAAACAATCGTATTTGAGGGATGGGCCATGGCCATAAGCTACATCAGCAAGCTAACCGGCATGGATAAGGAGATGCTTCTGGACATTGAACCCTTATACGAAATTGTCCCAAAGCGAGAGGGCGTCAACTTCAACGGCAAGGGCATTCATGTAAATCTAAAGATTGCTGCACTTCGTAAGAATTAAATAGTTGACACGGTGTCGCGCATTTAGTATATTCATGGGGTAGACACAAACGCACAGGAGATAACAATGCAAACCTTGAGAAACCGCACCTTCAGAACCGATGAAAACCAGACCGCAACGGTTTGGGAAGTCCGGAGAGTAGGGGTAAATGTAACCGGGTTTTCTGGATTGGGCCGAACCGTTCGGACTTTTGTTACGGTTGAGGGCGATAGCCGGGAATTTGATTGTGAGCCGGGTTGCTCTTTCCAGGCGGAAAGGGTTGTTCGTGAAGGCCGTAGGGCTTGATTAAAAGCACAGATGCACAGGAGGTAGTTATGGAAAACGGATTTGTAATTCTAAAAGAAGGCGAGATCGTAGGAAAAGAACAAGATTTCGGTAACGCCTGTGAGCTTCAAATGTTCCTAGATGAGAAGCACCCTGATTCGAAAATCCAAGTGAAGGAATTTGTGGGCTGCATTATCGAAGGCTAGAAGCCCCCCATAGAAAGATTAAACCCCTAGTTTAGGCTGGGGGTTTTTCTTTTGTGTCGAGTAGGAACAACGCCTCATCAATCCATTCCGCCTGATCTGGATTCCACGATTTATATTCCTCTAGGATAGCCAAGTCTGTTTCAGACAACGTGCGCTTGTTAAGAATATTTGTTGCCACGGACTCCATCCGCTGTTGGCTTGCGCTGATCTTACTCATACGGCAACGGCCCCCCATCCATTATTTTGTCAATCAACCGGATAAACAAAGGATCGACTAAATCCTCTCTGTCCATAAAGTACAGACTAAAGTTCTCTGCAAACCATTCTCTTGAGTTCTCATCACCGTAGCGCGTTGCTGATTTCCTGTTGCCCTTCTTCGCACTCGTTCGCATCCAACGCTCAACGAGGGGATTGAAGAAATCTGTTGAACTTGAAACGAGATATTGTTGATGCACCTGATGGCCGAACTCATGGTAGACCGTGCTTCTGAGCTTATCTAAATCATCAGTGAAATACGAATCAGAAGTCCACGGCCTTGATTGGGCATCATCGCCCCACTTCCAAGCTGATGCCGGTGGCCCCTCATACCCTAGACGGTCTCTCTGTCTAGCTAGACCATTCTGCAAAGCGATCATTGAATCTTTATACTCAATATACCGCTCCGCCTGTACTGCGGTGAACCCTCCGGGTTTACCCCTGTCTACATACTTCTTGAAGGCATCATCCCAATTGCCATGTAAATCTAAAGCAAGTTCCTTCTCCGCTGCTATCAGCAACTTCGCCCGATCAGCCTCAAGAGTCGCTATGTTTGCTTGAATCTGAGCGGTCTCACTAGATGACTGTTTCGGCTTAGTAGCCTTTTCCGCTATCTTGTTGAA